GTATCTTCGCGATCAAGGCTTTGCGCTCAGGCGAGACGAGAGTTCTCTGGCTCGGGAAGACGATATGCGTTATGTTTCTCCATCGGCCAATTTGCCGTTATATCCAACGTAAATAAATGGCGCGAAAAACAGGCAGTTTGCCACTCACCGATCCCTATCCCAAGCCAACGCATCGTGCGTTGTCTATTGTTGGGGGAACAAATGGTGAATCTGCTCCTACCTCTAATGTTTCCTTTGAAGACGGTGCCATCAAGATTGATAACGAGGACGGGACGACCACTATTGATTTCAGTGGCGAGCCGCAGACCGATGATGGACCGGAAGATACCGATTTCGACAAGAATCTCGCCAAGAACATGGATGACGGCGAGCTTTCCTCGATTGCGACAAGTCTTGAGGAAGGAATCGAGCAGGACATACTTTCCCGGAAAGAGTGGATTGATACTCGCGAACAGGGAATTGCCTTACTGGGGTTGAAACTTGAAAAAGCCAGATCAGACGCAGGTACATCGAGTGCGCCGCTTGAGGGCATGGCTGTTGTCAGGCACCCACTGTTATTGGAGGCCACAGTATCATTTCAAGCCACTGCCCGCGCTGAACTCCTCCCAGCATCAGGACCTGTTAAAGTCCGCAATGACGCACCGACCCCTCCAAAGTCTGTCTCGCAAGACACGTCAGCAACTCACGATCTAGCCGACAGCATGGATAATAAGGATGATCTTTCTCAGGCTCTTGAGAAGGATATGAACCATTATCTGACGGCTGTCGCGACTGAGTATGTTCCTGATACTGACCGGATGCTGTTCTACGTTGGCTTTGGAGGTGATGGCTTCAAAAAGGTTTATAACTGCCCCTTACGCCGAAGACCTGTCTCGGAAAGTATTGATGCCGAAGACCTGATTGTTTCCAATGCGGCGACCGACCTTTACAATTCCACGAGAGTTACCCACCGCATTAAGATGCGGAAGTCAACTCTCAGAAGAATGCAGATTCTAGGTGTTTATCGGGATGTAGACATTGGTGTTCCCAATCCTCCGGCCCCCGACGCGGTTGATAAGAAGAAGCAGGAACTTTCCGGACAAAAGGACACTATCAAGCGTCCGGAAGATAGAGAATACACAATCTACGAGTGCTACTGCGAACTCGATCTTGATGAATTCGCGCCAAAGCAATTCAAGGGAAAAGGGCTACCGCTCCCGTATCGTGTAACAATCGAGCACGACAGCCGTAAAATCCTCGATATCCGCAGGAACTGGAAGGAAGAGGATGAGCAATGTCTCGCCAAGAGATTCTTCGTCCAGTTTCCCTTTATCCGTGGTCTTGGATTCTATGGACTTGGCTATATTCATCTACTCGGTAACACCACTAGCGCCCTTACTGCTGCTTGGCGGCTTATGCTGGACAGTGGGATGTTTGCTAACTTCCCCGGATTTTTATATGCCAAAGGCGCTGGTCGGCAGAACACCAATACCTTCCGCATTGCTCCTGGCACGGGACAGGGACTAGATGTTGGCGCACAGCAGTCAATCAAAGACGCAATTATGCCGCTTCCTTATAAGGAAGTTGGACCCTCCTTCACGGCTTTTACGACGCACATCGAGGAAGTGGGAAGGCGTCTCGCCTCTACAGCTAGTGCCAATGTTGGGGAAGGTAAGCAAGACGCTCCGGTTGGAACTACTCTCGCGCTTATCGAGCAAGCCTCCAAAGTCATGGACTCTGCTCACAAGCGGCTTCATGCAGCGCAGGCCGAAGAATTCAAACTTCTCAAAGAACGGTTCCGCGAGGACCCGGAAGCCTTCTGGCGGCATGATAAGAAACAGACTATCGAGTGGAAGAAAGACCAGTTTATTCAGGCGTTGAATAGCTGCGAACTGGTTCCTGTTGCTGACCCGAACAACCCGACTTCCCTGCACCGCATTGCCAAGGCGATGGCGATCAAGACGCTACAACAGGCGAGCCCGCAGCTTTACGATCCTCAAGCCGTCGATATGCGGATCATGCGGATTGTCGATATTGACCCCGAAGGTCTATTCAGACCGACTCCAGCAGAACCTCCACCCGATCCGAGATTCCAAGCTATTCAGGCCAAGCAACAGCAGGCTCAGCAACAGGCTCAAATCCAGCAGATGGAGGCGCAGATCAAGGCTGCGACCGCTCAGGCAACATTTGCTGATAAGGCACAGGAGCGCCAGTCGAGAGAGCGTATTGAGGCTATGAAGCTTCAGTTGGCGGATATGAGGCTGAAGCAGGAAGCGGTTATCCACGCCCACGATCTCCAGCAGAGCACCGTCGAATCGCAACAGCAGATGCAGATGGATCGCGCCCAAAAGATACAGGAATTGCAGCACGATCACATTGCCAGAATGAGCGAACTCCAAGGCGATCAGATCGAACAGCAGCATGAAATGCGTGGTGGTGTTGTTAAAACTGCCATGGAACTACAGATGGAGCATGAACGGCATCAGGCTGAAATGCGCCGTGCCGACGAGTCTCATCGGATGTCCATGCAGCACGCACAGGAGTTACACGAACAGAAGTTGGAGTCCGCTAAACAATTGGCTAAGGTAAAGAAACCGAAGGCAAAGGAATGATCTATGACTAAGGACACATCAAAGTGGGGCAGAGAAACCGCCAAGGAACGGTATGGAAAGGGTCAGGGTTCTCTGTCCGACCATCCAAAGGCAAATAACTTGCAAAGTCCTCAAGACCCACAAGATCAACATGAGGATACATACAATAATGATTCTGAGGGATGGGTGAACGGGCATGGTAGCCCCTACCCGCACTTCGATCATACCAAGAAGGGAAAATAGCCGTGGCACATTCGCACCATGCCCACCGGGAACACGTTGCATCGCATAAGCGCGTTAGTCACATTCTGAAAGGCCATAAGCACGGTGGTAAGGCCCACGGGGACGAGAAGGAAGACCGCGCTCTGTTCAAGAAAATGATGAAAGAGCATGAGGCCGGTGAGACCAAGGCCGAAGGCAAGAAGTCAGGTGGCCGCTTGGACAAGTACGCCCGTGGTGGAAAGACCAAGGACAAGAAGGGCACCCACATCAATATTGCCGTAGTGAATCCGCATAAGGACGCCGCTCCCGGTGTCCCGCCTGCGGGAGGACCTCCGGGGTTGCCACCCGGCCTGCCTGCTGGCGGTCCTCCCGGCCTTCCCCCCGGTGGTCCTCCGGGAATGCCTCCAGGTATGCCACCTCCTGGCATGAAGCCTCCCGGTGTCATGAAGCGTGGTGGGAAAGTTTATGCCCGTGGTGGAAAAGTGCATATGACTGCTGGCAGCCTTACGGGTGAAGGTCGTAAGCAGAAGATGAAAGCTTACGGACTCAAGCCTCACGGCAACAAAAGAGACGAATGACCAGATTTCACTCGTTCCTTAAAAAGAAGATTGAGGATCAGATTGCTAAGAATTCAGCCCAGCTTCTTGCTGGGTCAGCGAAGGATTACCCGCAATACCAATGGTATGTAGGTTATATGCAGGCTTTTACTGACACCCTTAATCTTTGCGACGAAGTAGAACAGGACATGGGAAATGAGCGTAGTGGTTCCACACCGGGCAATTGAAGCTATTTCGACGGCTTCCGACCCTAAAGAGGCTATCCTCAGATTTATTGGTGACTTATCAACATTCGAAGTTATGGGGGATAGGGTTCTGGTCGGCGTCTATATGAGGCCGGAAAAGACCAAGGGTGGTATTATTCGCCCGGATGCCAATAAAGAAGAGGATGTTTGGCAGGGCAAGGTTGGGTTAGTTTTGAAACTAGGCCCCAATGCCTTTGTGGACCCGGAAGACGGTTCCCTTTACGAACAGCGTGTTTCCGTTGGGGATTGGGTGGTCTTCAAGGTCGGTGACGGCTGGCAATTGGAAGTCAACAAGATGCCCTGCCGGATGATTAAAGACACGGCTTTCATTGCGAAGATTAAAGACCCGATGATGGTCCTATAGGAGTCACCATGCCGCGACTTCGACCACTGCCAAAAGAACGGGTTTCATTGGACGAGCCGGACCCTAGTGAGTCCGTATCCTCTCTTTTTGAGAGCAAGGAAGAGGCTCCTGAAGTCGAACTGCATGAAAACAAGGAAGTGGCTCCTGAACCCCCAGAGCCTCCTGAGCCTCCAAAAGATGACCCTACCCTTGCACTTCAGAAGCAATTAGAGGAACTGAGGAAATCAGAGGAATTCCAGCGTAATCGCGCCGAACAGGCTGCGAAAGAGCGCGAAGAAGCCATTAAACGGGCTCAGGAGCGTGATGTTGAGGTTGTCAAATTCCAGAAAGAGGCAACTCAATCCCAGTTAGATCATGTTTCAACGGCCCTATCCGCTGCCCAAGCTGAAGCTGAATCAGCCAAAAGAGACATTAAAACAGCCATTACCAATGCCGATCCGGATGCCCAAACGGAGGCTTATGAGCGTCTAGCGGCAGCTAGGGCCAATATCTCCAAACTGGAGGATGGCAAGTTCGAGCTTGAGGCCAGAGTTAAGGCAGAGCCAAGGCCGGAAGTCAGACAAGAGCCAAAACAGCAGCAGCCTCAACTACCGGAATCAGCCTTGTCATGGCTTCACGCCCATCCCCAATATCTGAGTGATCCGGAAAAGAATGCCCAGATTCAATGGCTACACCATGTTATTGTAAAGGAAGGGAAATCTGCGTTTTCCCCAGAATACTTCAATCGCATGGAGGAGCATCTTGGCCTTCGAGAAGCCCCCAAGGAGCCGGAAAAGCCACAGGAACAGCAGAGGACCAACATCGTGAGCGCACCTGTCAGCCGTGAGGTTCCCTCTGGTGGAACTGGCACCCGTAGAAATGGTCAAGTCACCCTTTCCCCTGCGGAAAAGGAAGCCGCGAAGGATGCGGGGGTGACCGAGACCGAATATGCCAAGCAGAAACTCAGGCTGATTGAAGAAAAATCCAAAGGTAACTATACGGGAGGTCAGTGATGGAAGAGGTAGTAAAAAAGGGTCCCGGACGCCCCCGTAAGGTTCTAGCCGCCAAGCCGGATGAACCTGCTCCTAAGACCTTCAAGATGAAGGCCAAGCCGAATTGGGAAACCTTCGATGCGACAGCGGAGGATTCTCCGGATCGTCTGCATATTGACCCATCGCTAGTCCCCTCTGGATTTGCTCTTCAATGGGTGACCGATTCTGTTTATGGGCAGAATATGGCCCAACACCGGATGAAGTTTGAGCAAAAAGGCTGGACTCCTGTACATCAGGAAGACTTTGATGGTGTCTTTAACGGTATGTTTATGCCGAAGGGTAAGGATGGCGAGATCATGAATGAGGGTCTTGTCCTGATGGCTAGGCCGAAGGAATTCAGCGATAAGGCAAAGCGGCAGGATCACCGTAAGGCAATTGAGCAGGTAGCTATCAAGGAACAGGCACTACGGGGCGGTGATATTCCTATTCCGCTGGATTCGCGTCATCCCAGTGCGCTAGGCACTAACAGGATCAGCAAGTCGTTTGAGCGGCTTCCCATTCCAGAGGACTAAGCCATGGCTACTACCAGTTATCCTAATCCAACGGTCGATTCCACGACCTATACCCTACATGCTAGGCACAATGGCACGATTATCGTAAGTACCCAAGCTTCCGCAGGCAGTATTGTTTTTACATCCGTTCTTACTGCCGGATTTTCATGCCAGATTATCCAAATGGGAGCGGGTGTAATAACGGTAACTGCCGGGTCCGGGGCCACCGTTAACGGTCTCTCAGGAACGGTAGTCACGGGTGGTCAATATGGTGGGGCAACAATTATCGCCGTAACCGATGGCAATGCTGTCGTTACGGCAGTCAGTTGACTTAAATTATTATTTGGAATAACGATTAAGAATAAGCACTCCGTATGGAGTGTTGGGAGCGCCTCCCAAAGCCTAAGCCCTCTACGCCAGATGGTTTACCTGCCCTAATTCTTCGATGCTCGAAGAATAGGTCGATAGGAGCCATCTTGGCATCACAGAATTCACTAACGAGCAGGTCCGTATGGAGCCAGATGGCTCTACGGGCCTGTTTGTATTCCCTCGCCCTCACAGGAGGCTAATTTGGCCAATACAGCATCCCCCTTTGGTTTTCGCCAGTTCGGCCAGCGCGAGGGCACGGCCCCGACAGCAGGTATAGAACGGCTACTCATCACCTCCAGCGACACCAACCTGTATTTCACGGGTGATGCGGTCGCCATCAGTTCGTACTCCCTCGTCGCAGGGACGATCAGCCCGGTTTCCTCCCTTGTCACTGTTGGTCTGGTCGCTCCTGTCGGCGTCTTCCTCGGCTGTGAATACTACAATGCCAACGTAGGTCGCACCGTCTGGAACAGCTACTGGCCCGGTAACCAGGGCTCCAGTGCCTTCTACAACGCTTACGTCTGCACCAACACCCAACAACTTTACATCGCGCAGGCCACTAGCGGTGCCGTGATGGGCACAAGCTGCATTGGCTTCAATGTCTCAGGCAGCGTGACGGGTTCTTCTCTGGGTAACCAGACGACAGGCCAGAGCGTTCAGACGCTTCTCTCTACGACCGTCACTGGACTCTCCAGCACTGGCGGTTGGAGAATTGTGGACACCTACACAAACTACGCGCCTCCGGGCGTCAACGGAACCTCGACCGGCACCGAAGGTCTCCAGATCATGGTTGTCCAGCCGAACAACTTCTCGCGTAATGCTCTGACGGGTGTTTCAACCTAAGGAATAGACGGCCCCCAACGTATCTAACGAGAGTAGAGCAGGTTCTACCGTACTTGGGGGAAAGGCATTCAGGAGATAACCGATGCCTGTTGCATTAAGTCAAATCCGAGACCTGTTGCTTCCGGGGCTTTGGGGAATCTCAGGGAAATACCCGATGACCGAACGGCAGTGGCCGAAGGTCTTTAGACAGACTGATTCGGTCATGGCCCTAGAGCGTAGGGCAGCGATGCGCTACCTCGGTTATGCTCAGTTGAAGCAGGAAGGCGCACCGACCTCCTTCGATAACTCGGCTGGCCAGCGGTTCGTCTACAACGCCGAACATCTGGAAATCGGCCTTGGCTATGCGATTACCCGCAAGGCCATTGATGACAACCTGTATAAGGCAGAGTTCGGCCCGTCGAATGACGGTCTTATGGAATCCTTCAAGGAAACCGAAGAAATCTACGCGGCCAACGTCTTCAACACCGGCACGACTTTCAACACGGCGGTCCAAGGCGACGGCGTATCACTCTTCAATACGTCCCATCCAATCGACCCTCCGTATGGCACGATTGGCAATCAACCGAGCCCTGACGTTGACCTGAACGAAACGTCTCTCTTGAACGCCCTGATTACGATCCGTTCAACATGGCGCGACAATGCTGGTCTGAAGATTCACGCCAGAGGCCGCAAGGTTCTGGTTCCACCGAATCTTGAGCCGATTGCGCTACGTCTATTCCGCTCAGAACTACGCCCCGGCACTGCACAGAACGATGTGAACGCGGTTCTCGGCATGAACGACTCTCTGAAAGAGGGCTTCATGGTGTGGGACTACCTGACATCGAGCTTTGCGTGGTTCATCTGCACCAACCACGATGGCCTGACCTTCTTCAACCGCAAGCCATTCGAGATGGATATGTCGGTTGAGTTCACCACGGATAACCTGCTGGTAAAGGGATATCAAAGATACGTGCCAAGCTATTACGATTGGAGAGCCGTTTGGGGAACTTTCCCCACGTCATAACAAGGACTTAGCAGAAGAGATGCGAGATAAAATAGGAGTCAATTATGGGCATCACTGCTAATTCAGGCCCGTATGTCAGTTACGGCATTACTCAGACTACAAGCGGTGCTGTAACGGAATATAACGAGGAGCGCGCCCCCAGCCTGTTCGATCTTGGGCAGGCGATGCTCGATCCTCGTTCGTACTACAACTATGACCCCGGCAGTCCTGTTGGAACGCAGATCAAGGGCTTCTACGATCAGACGGTTACGATTGACTTCTGCCCGTGGGCCAAAAACTCCAGTGCCATTGCTCCCTCGACAGGCAATGCTCCTACTGCGGGTACGGCTCTGACCCTGACCGCTCTAGCAAGCATTGGTACTTTCACGACTACGCTCATCGCTCCTGAGACCGGGCAAAGCGTCTCCGTGATTGCTATCGATAGCACTTCGTCCGTCCTGACATTCGGCTCGGGTGGAACGGTAGCCCTCTGGAATCCGAACGCTAGTCCTGGGCGCACTATCACCGTCATCAATTCATCGAATGCCAACTCGGAACTCTATTACGTCAATGGCCGTGATATGTACGGCATCAAGATGACGGAGTTGATTGGTGCCTCGACGACCTCGACAGGTGCCGGTCAGGGCAAGAAGGCGTTCAAGTATATCCAGTCGGTCATCCCGGCGACCAATACGACGATCAGTGCCACGGGTGTCGGTATTGGGTTCACGGATACCTTCGGTCTTCCGATCTATGCGCCATACTTCACGGCAACGACCGTTGTTGTTTCGTCAGTTCCGACGACAGCTAACGTGATTGCCCTGACCTCAGCCAATGCGACCGTGGCTTCGACTGTGGCGACTGCGACTTCAACGACTCCTGATGCCAGAGGAACTTACACATCCTCGATAGCAACCAGTGGTACTTCCGGTACGCTCAGTGCAGCCAACAGCACCACGGTCAGGGTTTACATCCAGCAGAATGTCAATGCCCTTATGGCAAATGGCATTACCGCATCGAGTCAGGCTTCGATGTTCGGCATTACCCAGTTCTCGAACTTCTAAGGAGCAATGAATGGCACATCGACACAAGCATCATAAGGCTCACGGCGGCAAGGTTGTTTATGCCGGTGGTGAGTCCAATGTCGCTCATGAGGCCGAGTCAACGACCAGCCACAAGCGCGGTGGCAAGATTCACAAGCGTAAGTCTGGTGGCAAGGTTCCTGGTTATGCCAGCGGTGGCCGCTTGGATAAGCGTGCCAGAGGTGGTGGCGTTGGTGCGGATAAGTCTCCGTTCTCAAGCGCCCATGTCAAGCCGCGTGAGCCGGGTGGCAATCCGCATCCCCACAAGGGGTAGGTGGCTCTGCCGAATACGCATCCGGTGGCGGAGCCGGACATTGGATGCAGCACGCAGTAAAGCACAAAGGGGCTTTACGAACCGCTGCACACAGAGCAGGAATGTCAACTTCAGAGTTTGCTCAGAAGCATAAGGGTTCCCCTGGGGTTGTCGGAAAGAGGGCGAGATTGGCGCTGACCTTCGCGAAATTTCGTCATAAATAGAGGCCAGCGATGTTACCGATCTACGTCTCAAAGAACCTCATCGCAGCTTCTTCAACCGGCGTTGCTGCTGTTTCGTCTGGTGGCGTCGTTACCCTCAATACATCATCTTTAGGTACAGGTCGCCGCCTCATCGTCTGGGGCTCTACCAGCGTTGCCGGTACTTGGACAATCACTGGTCTTTCCGAGACAGGAACAACGATCTCCGAGACGGTTTCCGGTTCGACTACCGGGGCTGCGGTAGCGACCACTCAGGACTTCATCAGCGTCACCAGTATTGTGTCTCCGACCTTCACCAGCACGCAAGGGTATGTTGGAACGAATACTCAGGGTGGAACACCTTGGAAGGGCCTGGATACCAATAGAAACCCCATCAATGTTGGGTTCTTGCTCGGTCTGACATCGACAGCCAATAGCATGGGGCTAAGTTTTGAATATACGATGGACGCGCCGATCTACAATGTTCAGGCAGCCCATTGGGATAATCCTAATACCACGGTCGGCCCTCAAGCCACGATTTCCAGCCTTGGCTCTACGGTAGCTTCCAATACGCTTGGTTCTATCACCACTCCTATCACCGCATGGCGCGTAACCCTGACCAGCACTTCAAGTGGGGCAGGTTCTGGTTATGCGACCGTTCTTCAGAGCGGGTGATATATGAGTGTTAATTACAGTCAAAGCGCCATCAACGCTCGTCTCCAAGGCGTTGTCTCGGCCATTGACAGCGCCGGGAACGGGTATATGCGGCTCTATGCCGGGGGCACCCTCGTTTCCAGTGTTCAATTGGCTAATCCATGCGGGACGGTCAGTGGCGGCGTTCTGACCTTTTATGGGAACATCCTTGATCCATCGGCAGCCAATACCGGGTCTATCAACAGTGCGAGAATCGAAGCTGGAGATGGCTCTCTGGAAATCTCCGGCCTTACTGTGGGAATCCCGCTTTCCGGTGCTGACATCATCCTTTCCAATGGGCTAAACACTACCCTTGTGACAGCAGGCCAAGTCGTTGACTTCCTCAGCGGCGAAATCACAGGGTCCTAACCATGACGCTATTGACGCCACGCTTTATCGAGAAAACCCCTCCGCAGAATGGGATTGGGATGGAAATCCCGCCAGTTACTGAGCTATTGAAGCTAAATGAACAAACCAAGAACGAGACTCCCGTAACTGAGGTTAAACCTCTCAAGGTTGCTCTTATTGGCACCGCTCCATCATCCAGAATGATGGCTCCGTTCAATGATCCGACTTGGACAATCTGGGCCTGTTCCCCCGGAAATCAGGGGGCCCTTCCCAAGGTCGATGCTTGGTTCGAAATTCACGGTACCAATCTGCTGTGGCCGCAGAACGAACATTATGGCAAGCCGTATATCGAGTGGCTCAAGCAGCAGAAATTCCCGGTCTATATGCAGGATCAGAGTCTGGTACCGAATGCCCTGATTTATCCCATGCGCGACATGGTGAAGGAATTTGGGCCGTATTTCTTTACCTCATCCTTTGCTTGGATGATGGCCTTGGCGATGAAGCAGGGGGCGACGGAGATTGCTCTCTACGGAATCGATATGGCGTCTCGGGAGGAATATATTATCCAAAGGCCCGGAGCTTACTATTTCATGATCGAGTGTGCTAGACGCGGCTGCAAGGTCTCGGCCCCTTACGAATCTGATATTATGCAACCGCCGGGCCTCTATGGATATTCCGATGTGGGGCCATTCGGTCGCAAAATTCTGGCTAGAACTACCGAAATTAAGGAGCGGGTTAACAGCATGAGACAGCAGCGAGATAGTTTAATACATAACCTGACTTATCTCGAAGGAGCTCTTGAGGACCTCGATTATGTAACTTCTATTCATGCTGGCGTACAGGATAACTCTGATATAAGCTACTTAGACCGGCTTCGAGAGGAAGCCAAAGATGGTGGCAAATAAGAATGGTTGCTATCAATCACGATAAAAGTCTCTCCCTTGATGAAATCAGGGATTTCTTTGTTGTTAATCCCAACACAGGAGAGGTTTTTTGGAAAGAGCGCGGCATGGGCAGGCATCGCAATAAGCCTGCTGGTTGTTTTGTTGGACCCGGATACAGGAAAATTGGTCTACGAAGAGAAGGAAAGTATGTCCAGTTCTATGCTCATCATATTGTTTGGACATACGTTAATGGCGAATGGCCATCCATGACAATAGATCACATCAATGGCGATAAGGGTGATAATCGTATAATTAATCTTCGACTGGCCAGTTATAGTGAACAGGCTGCAAATACTCTGGTACGGAAGACAAACGCCATAAATACTAAATGGGTCTCTAAACGAAAATATAGAGACCTTTACCAAGGTTCGGTCTGGTTTGGTAAAACCAGAAAGCAACGCTACTTTAAGACTAAAGAAGAGGCTTATGCTTGGGCCTCTGCCACAGCCAAGCAACTTCACGGCCCCTTCTTCAACGCAGGTTAAAAGAAATAGACTATGCCACACGTTCAATCGATCTGGTCGGGAGCACAGAATAACAGCCCCCATCTTGATGGCCAAGGATAGGAGCAAATTCCATGGCAAGCTTTAGCGTTGCGAATGCTACACAGGCGGGATTTGGCGGCACGGGTCAAGCCATGACCACCTCTCCCAAGTCGATCATCTCCATCGTTAACGGCACCAGCAATTCCGTTAACTTCCCGACTCAGGGCGCACAGCCCATCGTGTCGGCACGGCGCGGGAGAATCTACGATATCCTCATCGGGACCAACTCGACACCGGGCGATCTTGCGATTCAGTGGGATGCCGGTCGTCTATCGGCATTTGGATCGTCCATCATCACCAATACTGGTGGACTCTCCAGCGTATCAAGTGCGCTTGCCCTTGATATTGCCGACTATAACTGCAACGCGGTCTTGGTGGCCAATACATCGGCAGAGACCAACATCACCATGACATCCCAACTCTGGACCGTAGGCATCAACCAGCGTGCTTCGTATCGCTGGGTTGCCGCTCCCGGCTCTGAGATGGTTTATCCGGCAACCTCATCCGCAGGGTGGGATTTGCGCTGCAACGGTCTTGCTTCGTTCACCGGCACTGTGACGGCAACGGTATTGTTCACCGAACTCTGAGAGTTGTGTCATTCGCAACCCTGGTGGATATATGCTTATCGTCTCTCCCGAGCCGTCGAAGGTATCCTTCGATAGGATGCGGTGTGAGGAGATATCTGCTGGTTTGGTAGAGCGGGACACATACACTTGTAAACATTGCAACAGAGTCATCCATGTAAAACCTCTTGCTCCCATGGATGACTTCGGTTCGATGTGCCGCAACTGCATGAAGATGGTCTGCCCGACCTGTGCCGATGGCCCCTGCGTTCCGTTTGAGAAGAAGCTGGAACAGATGGAGAAGCGAGAGATTGCTCTCCGATCATATGGACTATGAGGTGAGCGCCTCCCTGCTGGGTCGGATAGTTCAAAATGACCTTCCCAAACCCTCAGAGTACGACAGGCGGGAGTAACACTTCCAGTACGTCACAAGTCGTCAATATGCCAGCCGGTGTTGTGGCTGGAGACTTGCTGCTTGTCGTCTTTGGGTTTTCTGGAACAACTACGGTTAGTTTAGCAGGGTGGTCTTTCCTATCTGCGGATAACAACACCGTCCAATTATCAGTAGGTTACCGTGTTTCTGATGGCACCGAGGGTGCATCGCAAACATTCACTTTAGGCACTGCCAGTCTTACTGTTTACAACATATATAGAATTTCCGGCTGGGGTCTTATCCCTGAAAAAGGGGTAGCAGCCACTGGCACCTCAAGATTTCCAAACTCTCCGTCCCTTGCTCCTTCGTGGGGGGCTAAAGATACCTTATGGATTTCAGCGTTTGCGCAGGATTTTAATGAAGCCATTAGCGTATCGCCTACAAACTACACAAATACCCTCAGTCAAACCGGAGGCGTTACGCTTTGTATAGGTTCCGCCCAAAGACAGTTGAACGCTTCTAGTGACGATCCCAGCGCGTGGACTGTTTCTTCTGTTAAGGATTGGGTTGCACAAACCCTTGCAATAGCACCGGCTGCTGAGAGTGCGTTTCTTCCACCGCTCGGTTCCATTACAAGGTCAAGGCCGACCATGGTTGGGTATTGATGTCATTCAATACTCAACAATATCAAATTAAGGCAGAGCCCCCAGAGGCGGTCTTATTTATTCAGAGTTTTGAGAGTGCTTGGCATCAGGCGTGGTCTGAGCCGGTGCGTCAAAAGATAATACCGCGACTTGCAGTTGCCCTAATAACGTCAGGGCTGATTGCTCCGGTTCTCAACCCAAATACAGAGATTATCCAGAAGTTTGAGAGCCGCTGGCATCAGGCGTGGTCCGAGCCGGTCAGAGTCAGGCCGAGGTTGGGACCCGGACTTAATCTCTTCAATTCATTGCCTTTTTCTGTAGTTCCTAGCCCATCCAACACATTAGAGGGCTGGTATCAATGGTTTGCTGAGCCGGTATGGCCTAAGAAGGGGCTTAAATCCTTCCTTCAGCAGACCCTTGCTCATCCACCACTTAAGCTTGCTCCACCGAGTATCTTCCTTGTCATGTCCGTAAGTGAGTCGAACAGGGACACGATCATATCCGGGGTCGATGTCTATGATACTCCCCCGACGCCGTATGTGCTAATAATGGGTTCCAATGTTACTGTAAAAGAAATACCCGCAACGGAAGGCGGGAATGTCTCAATAGAGGAGCCTTAGCATGGCTGACGATATCGCTATCCGCCTTACTTTTACCTACACCGACCCAACCTACGGATCGTATTGCGATGCCCTGTATTTCACCCAGGATGAATATGCCAAATTGCAACCGACCGACATTGACGCATTGAAGCAGGCAAGGATTGATAATTTCATCGCGGTAGCCAGCACTCCACCCGATCCGGCAGTCATCTTGCAACAGCAACTCGATGATGTGAACAACCAAATCACTGCCTTGCAGGCCCAGATCGACAGTCTCACTGCACAGCAAACTACGCTCAATACGCAGGCAACCGATCTCAATACGCAAATCTCTAACTCGCAAAATAAGGTGATACAGCCGCTGCCGCCAGTCATGGCCCCTCCGGCATTAGGATAAGCCAATGACGACGCACTGGTGGGTCGGCGGCGGTAGCTCTACCAACTGGAATGCAGTAGGTCCTACAAACTGGTCAATTATTGGATCAGGCGGGGCAGGCGGGGCCGCCATACCAGTAACCGGGGATGATGTTATATTTGACGGCAATAGTGGAACTGGAGGATCGGTTTGGAATACCGTAATCTCACTCAATTCTCTGGTCTGCACGGGCTCTAAAAATGCCATTACTGGTGCGGCAGCTATTACTATATCAGGCGGCAATCTCACGCTACCAGACGGGGTAGGCGCAACCTATGCCCATACAGGAACTTTCACATTTACAGGAACTTCCGGCACTCAACAGATAACTACCAATGGCAAAACGGTTCCTGCTTTAACTTTTAATGGGGCGGGTGGCACATTCCAATTGCAGGATGCAATAGTCGGAATGGTTGCCAGCGTTAATGCCACAATAACACTTACTGCCGGAACCTTTGACGCGCAAAGCTTTAACGTCAGTCTGATAAATTTTATTTGTAACAGTGGTAGCACCCGCGTTTTGATAGGGACCGGAACCTGGACCGTAAGAACGAGCGGAGGCGCTACGACTCCTTGGAATCTTACAACAAGCGGGCTGACCTCTTCCGGGTTTACTGCGAATATAAATTGGATAGTCGATGCAAACCAAACGACTAATAGGACTTTTGCGGGCGGCGGCGTAACAACATATGGAACCTTTACTATAAGCGGAGGAAATACATTAGGTGGATTTAACAAGATCACTGGAGCAAATACGTTCGCTAATATTGCTTGTGGCACGCTAACAACGCCGCTAACACTTAATCTTGTAGGCCCTACCACTCAAACTGTGTCGAATGCGTTTACAATGACGGCAAACGCGTCCGATTATCTCTTCATATGTTCCGACACATTGGGGACATTGGCAACAATTTCTGTATCCAGTGGAGCATCAACCCTGCAATATGTCTCCCTTCGAGATATAGCTTTTACAGGCGGCGGCACGTTCACTGCGAGTAGCTCCATAGACAATGGCCATAACACCGGCATCACCATCACAGCGCCTGCTGGCGGAGCTATTTCGGTAGATTCAAATCTATCAATGGTATTCGATAGAAGAACTCCAACGGGGTATTAGATATAAATGTCTAGGTGGCTCTATCAGATAAAGACGGAGCCGGTTACCGTACCAACCGTTGCTGCTGCAATTTTCGTAGCGGCAATGACTACCGCCGTTATCTTCCCCAGAAGCTTTATTTATCAGTCGCATACGGAGCCGGTTTTTACGCCTACTCCGGTTACAGCAGTAGTTACGTCTGCGCTCAGTTCGCCGGTTACTTACCGCAGCAGGTTTTTCTACCAGTCCCATACCGAGCCAGTTCTGAAGCCAACTGCTGCGACCGTCCCGACCTTCTTTGAAGGTGAGAGTGGAACCGTCACCTTTACCCGCGTTACCATCTGGGGCGCGATTACCAGCCCGTTAATTGCAGGGACGCCACCGCCACCTGTTGCCCCGACCTATTTTAATCTGGAGCAGGGTGATACCGGCCTCTCCTTCCAAAAGACGATCATCTATCAGGTTGTTGCTGAAACAGCCGTCATACCAAATGCCATTGACTGGTATGTGCCATTCTCGGAACCGAGAAGAAGGGCAATCTCTGCTGCGCTTCAATCGGTGCTGGCTGCGCCAAATACCACGCCTCCGGCAGAAGTCATAACGGTCAGTAAGTGGTACTCGCCATTTAGAGAGCCTGTCAGAACCAGATATTTCCCGACAGCAGACCAGCAATCTCTCGCATATACATATTTTCTTCCTATCCCGAGTACGTTCATCGAGGGCTGGCAGTATCCATGGTCTGATCCGACAAGGCGTAAGGTAGGTGTTGAGCAACATCAGGCCGTTGCTGCCCCGCTTCTGCCGCCGGTCCCTGAAGTTATCACTGTTGATAAGTGGTTCGAGTCATGGACCAATCCAGTTCGTCTGAAACTGGGTCTGCCTGTTGCGGAGCAGCAATTCTCCGCTGAGCCCCCGGTCTTCCCAACCCTCACAACGCTGATCCAGTGGTTTGATCCGCTCAGCGAGCCTGTCAGACAAAAGCAAGGTCTGTCCTACACCCTTCAGCAGACCTTTACTGCCGATACGACGCCTATCCCGACTTCCAAGATACCAACTTGGCTGTACCCGTGGTCGGAGCCTGTCCGAAAGAAGCCGGGACTTGGGACTGGGTTGCAGCAGGCTACCGCTCCTTCTGCCCCGATCTTCCCGATCCTGACCAAGCTCATCCAGTGGTACGAGCCGTTCAGTGAGCCTGTTCGGGAGAAGAAGGGGCTATGGGCAAGAGTCCAGCAGTTTTTCGGTACAGATACCAAGCCCCCTGCACTACCCACCGTTACCCTAGTAATGGCGGTCACGGAGACGAATAAGGACAGTGCCGCCTTCGGCATTTATGTGTATAATCAAACCGGTCCGGGAAGGTGCTTTGTGTCGATTAAGGAAATTAAGGCCACGGATAGCGCCGCCGTATCCATCGAAGAGACATAAATGACACAGATCAGTCTAGGCCCCGTTAACATCGTTCAGGGAAATTCCGCTGAATTCGTAGCGGAGTTCTTCGACTCCAATAACCAGATAACGGTGCCGAGCGGGGCTACTCTGAGCATTACTTACACTAATATCAGTAATGCCTCACAGACGGACACGGTGACATTAGGGCCGGTCAATAGCTTCTTTCTCGGGGTGTGGTCATCCACCTCGGCTGCCTTGGGTCTTGCCCCATGGTCCGTGTATGCTACGGGGTTTTCTACCGCTGCCCAGACTGGTGTGATTCGTATAATAGAGCCATAAGAACAAAGGGTGAACTGTGTCTGATTTCTTTGATTACACAAAAAAGATCATCCCGGCCACTGAGACTGAGTTTTTAGTGTCAACTTCAGGTCATAGCGTTGCCTATACGAATTTCATTGGCCGTACTTCTGGATTGGATGCTACACACCTTAATGCCTACGCCGGTCTGTTAGACGGACTGACAACGGACGGATTGTTCAATTCTGATGGAACGTCATCCTATCTCGATGTGCTTCATTGCCTTGCTACACAGGATAGCACGACAGCACTTCTTAATCTCGTATCGTCAAGCTTTAATGCTGTGCTTGTTGGCACTCCGACATTTACCGCAGACCAAGGATATTCTGCAACCACTAACGCTAACCGCTTAACATCTTATAATGCTAAGACAGCCGGAGGGTTCTACACCCTGAATAGCGCATCAATGGGATGCTGGTGTTTTAACACGCCAACCGATGGATGCGCCCCACTAGGAATGACTAACGCCGCTACTCAAGGAGAACACTTAATTCCAAGCTTAAGCGGAAGCTGTTTTATGCGTGTCAATGACGGTCCTAACACAGGCGGCTTTGTACTGGCAAATTCAGCCGGGTTCTTTCTCGGTAATCGTGATAGCGCAACCACGCGCCAAGGATATAAGAATGCGGTTTCCATTGGGTCTTATGGTGTAGCTCCTTCCGAGAGTCTTCTTAACAACGATACATTTTCGCTTGGATATTCACAGAACCAGAGTTCCGATATGGCCAGCACGCTATCCATTGTTGTGTTTGGAGGGAGCCTAAATTCGACATTGGCAGGAAATCTTTATTCCCGTTTCAACACCTATATGGGAGCAGTTTGATGTTCGTAACGTCCCAGCAAACCAGCGGCACGTTCAACTATGCTCCGACCGGGGCTGAGTTTGTTCTTGCTGCCTTTGGGCGGTGTCAGATCAGGCCAGCATCTATCGGGCAGGATCATATGTTCAACGCCAGGATGGCGCTGAATTTCCTATTGTCTGAGTGGTCCAACGCTACTCCGAATCTCTGGGAAGTTGCGCTTCAGACAATGCCGCTTACGCAAGGTGTGGGGACCTACTCGGTTCCCGCCCCAACCGTCATGATTCTCGATCTCTACATCTCGTCAGGAACGAACGTAACTACGGATAGAATACTATGGCCCGTAAGCCGCACTGAATATGCCTCGTACTCCAATAAGACGACGCAGGGGACTCCGACAGTATTCTGGTATGACAGATTAATCTCGCAGACCATCACATTCTATCCATTCCCGGATGGCAATGGGCCTTATACGGCGAAGTTCTACTCAGTCAGGCAGACTCAGGATGCTGATGTCTCAAATGGTCAAAATGTGGAAATTCCATTTAGATTTTACGAGGCTTACTGTGCTGGCTTGGCATGGAAGCTCGCTGAAATATACGCTCCTCAACTAGAGGACAAACTCTTTGCGAGATACATGCGTGCTTGGGAGATAGCGACAAGGCAGGATGTCGAGAACATAGCCATGGTCATCGCTCCGGGCCTTGGCGGCTATTACAGCAATAATTAAGAGACGAAGATGATACCGACTGAGAGATTAAAAGAACTTGTAGACTACGATCCTGACACTGGGATTTTCCGGTGGAAGAATACTCGCGGTCGCAAAATCATTGGATCGGCCCATTCTCAAGGATATAGAGAAGCCAAAATAGATGGGCATCGCGTATATCTTCATAGATTAGCATGGCTATATATTTATGGTTCTGCTCCTGAGAGACAAATTGATCACATTAATGGAGTTAGATCAGACAACAGAATTTGCAACTTGCGATTGGCAACGCAGCAACAAAACAGCGGAAATTCGCGTATAAGTAAAAATAATAAATCTGGTGTGAAAGGAATTGTTATCGATAAGAGGAATGGTGCAATTAGAGCTTACATCCACGTAGATTATAAGACTAGATATTTAGGAACCTTTCAAACGCGAGAAGATGCTCATGCTGCGTATATAAAGGCAGCAAAAGAGCATTTCTCTGAATTTGCGAGGGCTAGATGAGTTACCGCCCGCACGGTGAAGCTGATATCAGTCCGTCATTCCCAGCAGCAAAAGGTATTTGCGACCGCTGCGGTAGAACTACTAACCATTACAAGCTACGGTGGCAGTACGATTACAGAGGCGTAAAGTTGCAGAACTTACGAATCCTATGCTGTGAAAGTTGCATTGACCAATTTCAGGAAAACGGCCAGCGCACGATCATACTACCTGCCGATCCAATTCCAATACAGAACGCTCGACCAGAGCAATATGTCCCAGACAGCAATCCACTCTCCGCGATAGGCGCTAATCCAAGCCCATCACGTTGGCAGTTCAGCGGCCAGATCGGCAACATGGTGAATGCCGGTGGTGTTCCTGCGGCCTTCGACGGCAATGTGAATAAGCCATCCTTCATGTCTGCCATGATTAGCACGCCGAACTCCAGCTACAACAATTATGTAGGGATTAACTGGTCAGGATATCCGGCGACAACGCTGCCAGCGAGTCTCGACTCTCCCGTTCTAACTCATACGGTTGAGTCCTTTACTATCACCGCCCCGAACAACAGCACATTTGGCTCGACAGCCTATGTTGTTCAAGGTTCTCAGGTTAACTCCGGCTTTGGATCATGGACAACGATTGCATCCGGCAATCCAGTGGGAACGGTTGGCGAGAGCATCACCGGCACAGGTATAGGAGCTAGATATCAATTCCACCGCGTTGCCTTCTATGGTGGGGCATCTGGAATCGCCGTTGCACAGGTTCAATTCAACGTCTCTGATGGAAGTAGCAACACATGAGCCTCAACTATACCAGCTATGTCTCTCAAGTAGCGAATATGATGCCCGTCAGCAGTGCTGATGCTAACTTCAATACCATGCTTCCGGGGATGATTGATTACAGTGAGCAAAGGATATATCGAGAACTCGATTTACTCTATACGCAAGTTACTGATTCAACAACTTCCGTGAGTTCTGGGAACAGGTTCTTTTCTCTGCCGACAAGCACCGGCACCTATATCGTCTGCGATAATATCAACATCATTACTCCGGCAGGAACTCCAGCGGCGAGTGGGACAAGAGTTCAGCTTACACCCACTTCCCGCGAATTCCTCGATATTGCCTATCCGTCAGGGCAGACGGCAACAGGCGTCCCAGAATTCTATGCGATGGCTTCCAATACCCAGGTCATCTTTGGGCCAGCGCCTGATGCTTCGTATGTGGCCGAAGTCATCGGCGTGCAACGCCCGCCGTCCTTATCGGCTTCAAACTCCAGCACGATACTAACCCAGTACGTCCCTGATTTATTCTTTGCTGCCTCAATGGTCTTTGCGGCTGGATATATGCGAGATTTCGGCGCTCAAGGCGCTGATAACCCAGCTATGGGGACATCGTGGGAAACTCAATTTGGCAAGTTGTTTGCCTCGGCTCAGGTTGAGCAGGCGAGAGCCAAGTTCCAAGCGGAGGGGTGGACCTCAGATTCCCCCTCCCCCATCGCCACTCCGAAAAGGACCTAATCCGTGCCGATGGGAGCAGTCGAGCTTAAGCCGGGCGTCGATGTGGAGCGCACTCCATCTTTGAATGAGGCTGGCATTTCGCAGTCTCAACTTATCCGTTTCAAGAATGGAATGGCACAGTCTTACGGTGGCTGGCAACTCTTCACGCCGTTTACGGTCGGCTCAACCGTTAGAGACCTTCATGGATGGAGAGGGTTTACCAGTGACGAACATATCGGCATCGGCGCAACACAGTCTCTGACGATCTATCATTCAGATACGGCTGACCTGGAAAACATAACCCCACAATTCAGTATCACTAATCCTGCCCCGAATTTCTCGATTTCATCTGGAAGCAATTCCGTCACTATTATCGACAGTAACGCTGGACCGAGCGTTTATAATTCCGTGTTTTTCAGAACACCTATTGCTATAGGAAACCTCCTTCTCAACGGCGCATATCAGATCACCAGCGTTCTGAGCACAGGGTCATATACGATCCTGTCCAGCGTTTCCGCCAGTACCACGATCAATAGCTCAGGTATTTTGCCTGGATTTAACACCACAGCCGGTGGCGCAAATATCCTGGTAACTCTGCCGAACAATAACTTTCAACCCATTACCGGGCTGCAACAGACGTTTTATGCTCCAACGAATGTTGGCGGCCTTACCGTACAAGGGCCTTATTATATAGCGTCCGTCATTGACTCCACTACGTTCAACATCACCGCAGATATGCAGGCAACATCGTCGTCGTCCGCAACGATGAATAATGGCTTGGCGCAGTTATATTATTATGTCGCCCTTGGTCCACAGCCGCTTGGTTCCGGATTTGGCGCAGGCGGTTTCGGTGATGGTGGATTTGGTTCAGGGTCTGCAACGACAGGAACTCCTGGAGCGCCAATAACCGCAACTGATTGGAGTCAGGATAACTGGGGTGAATTTCTTCTGGCGTGTCCCAAGGATGGTTCCATTTACATTTGGTCCATGGATAGTGGTCTAACGACCGCGCAAGTCATTACAAGCGCCCCGCTCTTTAACGGCGGTATTTTCATCTCGATGCCGCAGCAGATTCTGGTAGCCTGGAAGTCAGTCCAGAGCACAGGGACGCAAGACAATCTCGTTGTGAGATGGTGCAACGCGGGAGACTTTAACAATTGGGTGGTTTCCAGTCAGACGACTGCCGGTAGTTTTCACTTCCCGACAGGCTCCGTCATTGTTGGTGGTATTCAGGCTCCTAACTATGGAGTGATCTCGACCGATCTCGATGTCTGGATCATGCAGTATGTCGGCGGTGTCGTTATCTTCAACTTCACCCGCGTTGGTTCAGGTTGCGGTTGGATCGGGTCCCACGCTGCCGGTGTCATAAATGGGTCAGTTTACTGGTGCGGTCAGGATAACTTCTTCACAATTACTCAGAACGGTGTCACTCCCATCCCATGTCCTGTCTGGGACTTTATCTTCCAGAACATCAACCCCACCAATGCCTGGAAGGTGCGCTGCGCTCCCAACAGCGTCTTTAACGAGATTGCATGGTTCTTCCCCTCTACTAATGCGACTGAGAACGATTCCTACGTCAAGATGAATGTTGTCGATGGAACGTGGGATTACGGGACGATGAACCGGACGGCCTGGATGGATATCTCCGTCTTTGGCAACCCTATAGGGACCGATTCCGGTGCCTTCCTCTACCAGCATGAAACAGGGACGCTTAATCCTGGGGCATCCAATCCTTCGTTTACGAGCGGCTGGTGGGCTATTTCGGAAGGAAACGAACTCTCCTTTGTCGATTGGGTCATTCCCGACTTCAAGTGGGGCTTCTATGGGGGTGGTCAGGGTACGGCAATTAACCTGACTTTCTACAGTGTGGACTACCCGGGTGATGTCCCACGGTCTTATGGGCCGTATACGGTCACCCAGATGACGGAATACATTACCCCTAGGATTCGTGGTAGGTTGATGTCGGTTTCGGTCCAAAGCCAGAATGAAGGCTTCTTCCGGCTAGGGAAAATACGTTTTCGCTACGCTTCGAGCGGGAGAAGGTAATGGCCATCGGCCTGAGCGACATACTTTCGGCGCTCCAGAACGGGGTTACGGCGATTCAGGGGCTGCAAACGCAGCTTGCCGCCTCCTTCCCGCCAATTACGTCCCTTAGTTCAGTGGCTCCTACGGCTGGTACAGTAACCTATAACTCGTCGCAGGTTGTGGCATTCGGCCTATTCCAGACCAGTTCAGGCGGTAGCTATCGCATCGCTCTCTTGCCGAGTAGTTAGTTATGCAACACTTCGGATATAGGTACATGGGAGGCTAAGATTCCAGACCCCACAACAGTCAACAAATTTTTAGCTCAACCAACCAGGGGTTCGGACGTTGGCACCTGGGACGTTCCCGTTAATGGAAACATGGGGATCATCGACAACTCCTTCGGTGGCGTTGCAACGATCCCCCTTACTAACTCCCCCGTAACGCTAAGCGGAGCGCAGTATCAGTGCGCCTTTCTTGTGTTCACCGGGGCCTTGAGCGGTAGTGTTGCTGTTACATTCCCAGCCGTTGGCAGTTTCTACACGGTCCAGAACCTCACCAGCAACACATCCAATTTTCAGGTGACATTCCTCACAACTGCCGGTGGACAAACCATTGGCTGCCCGTGGGGGACTCCTACCCAGATATTCACTGACGGCTCGAACGTAAAATATATGAATCTGGGGCGAGGTGTTGGTGACTATTGGGATTATGCTGGTTCCTCTGTCCCGGCTTGGGTCTCAGCCTGCACCGTTCCTCCATACCTCAACTGCGACGGGACCGCCTTTTCGTCAGCCACATACCCTGTTTTGGCAACAATCCTTGGTGGAACGACTCTTCCTGATGCAAGGGGGCGACTCAGGCTTGCCTTGGATGCTGGCGTAGGGAGGGTAAGTTCTGCCGTATCTGGAGTTCCTGGAAACACGCTGCTTGGCAGCGGTGGAGATCAAAACACGCAGGCCCACAGTCATACAGCGAATAGCTCTGTTACTGATCCAGGGCATCTCCATACTTTGAATATTTCAAACTCTGCTGGCGCTAATTCTGGTTTTGCTGCAAACCCCAATGCGGCAATCGCAAAGTCTACCACTGATCTTGCGACAACCGGAATTACTGTCGCCACCTCTATCGCAACATACGGCTCTGGTGGTGCCCAGAATATGCCCCCAGTTTTTGTTGGCGGCATAACCATGCTAAGAAGTGCCTAAAGGAAACAAAATGCCCTTTAAATCGCGTGCACAGGCCGCATATTTCAACATCCACAAGAAGGAACTGGAATCGCAAGGCGTCGATGTTGGAGAATGGAATAGCGCCTCGAAGGGCAAAAAGCTTCCCTATCATGTCAAGAAAAGTAAGGGCGGCGCACTCGATGGTGCCATGCGGACAGCAAAGAAATATGCTTCAGGCGGCGGCATGGATTCATGGATGGAGCATCAAGCATCCAGAAATCTACACTTCGAGGGAATGATTAAGTCTCCGGTGCCGGGCAGGACTGACAAGCTGCCGATGAGCGTTCCTGCTGGTGCGTATGTCTTGCCTTCGGATATTCCTTCAGCACTCGGACAGGGGAATAGTATTGCTGGTGGTAATATACTTCAGCGAATGTTTTCTAAGGGCCCCGGTGGAATGCCGCTTCCTCATATTGGTGGTGTACGACCTACTATGCCTCATCTCAATATGAGCCCTCAACGTGTCCCTAAGCCAATGTTTGCTGATGGTGGGGATACGGGGGAGGATAGCGGAACCGTTCCAATAGTCGCTGCGGGTGGAGAGTTTGTGATTCATCCTGATGTAGTGAAGATGCTTGGTGCTGGTGATATCAAGAAGGGCCATAAGGTTCTCGATGCATTCGTTCTCCACACCCGTAAGCAGCACATCAAGACCTTGAAGGGTCTCCCTGGGCCAAAGACATGACCTGTGCATCCTCTGTTCGTATTGCCACGCCTGCTGACGCACAGGAAGTGTGGAGATTATTCCTCCAAGGGCACCGGGAGAATGGTCTCTTCACCTTGGCTGCCGATAAGGTCCAATGGTTTATGAATCGGGTTCTCAATCCTGAAACCATTCCTCCTGGAGATACTGGTCCCCGTGGAGCCATTGGAGTTATTGGCCCGGTTGGAGCCCTAGAGGGTTTGGTGTTTGTAACCATCGGGGATTACTGGTATTCCAGAGATAAGCATGTCGAGGAATTCATAGTTTTTGTCGATCCGGAGTGCCGTAAGTCGAATCACGCCCACGCTCTCATCGAATGGATGAAACTTCAGGTGGAGATTACGGGGCTGCCCTTGATGACAGGAATCATATCGAACGAAAGGACGGAGGCGAAGTGCCGTCTTTATCGACGCCTGCTTCCTAAAGTTGGAGAATTCTTCCTGCTCATGCCGAAAGGCAGCATGGCCTCAGTCGCTGGTAGCTCCTGAACAAATCATGAACGAGATATAATAAAATGGGTAGCAAGTCGAATCAGGTCTCAACCAATACCAGTCAACAATATACGCCAAACGCTCCGGTAGGTGCAGCGGGTACGCAGGCTATTACTGCTGCCCAAGGTCTTGCACAGTCTCCCTTTGCTATGCCAACCGCTCCTGTCGCTGGCTTTAACCCATTCCAGCAGCAAGCATTCGGACAGACACAAGGGCTTCAGGGATTTTCACAGCCATATTTTAATCAGGGCCAACAGTATCTTCAGCAGAGCGCGGCTCCGATAAGCGGGCAGGATGTAGCCAACTACTACAATCCGATGGCTCAGAGCGTGACCAATCAGATGCAGAACATCTTTGGTCAACAGCAACAAGCCACTACAGGACAGTTAACCCAAGCGGCAGGTGGCGTTGGTGCGGATCGTATTGCGGTCGGTCAATCAGAATTGGCTAATCAGCAAGGCTTGGCTGCCGGGCAGACCTACGCCGGTTTGTATCAACAGGCCCTCCAAGCTGCTCAACAGCAGAAACAGATGCAGGCCGGTGCTGGATATGGCATTTCCCAGATGGGGCCTGCCGCTCTTAATTCCGCTTTGACGGAGACCGGAGCCTTGGGTGCGGCTGGTGGACAGCAGCAGCAACTCTCTCAGGCTCAGATGAATGCCGGGTATCAGAATCAACTGGCGCAGATAGCTTGGCCCTATCAGAACAACCAGTATCTCGCTTCTATTACTGGCGGTCTTGCTCCTGCCCTTGGTGGTTCTACGCAGGGGCAATCGACGACCACTTATCCTTCTCCTAGCCCGCTTTCACAAGTTCTTGGCCTTGGTACATCCGCCCTCGGCCTCTTCGGTGGGCTTGGTGGATTTGGTGGCGGATTTGGAAAGGGTGCCTCAGCTTCATCTCCGCAACTTATTGGAGGTCAATTTGAACGTGGCGGAGCGGCTATGGCCGATGGCGGCTCTACTTATGGGAAACTAGCAGATCAGGCTTATCGGCATGATGTCTCAGCCATGCTGCCACAGGCTCAGGCAGGAAATCCGTATGATGCTGAGGCCCTTCAGGCCATCGGCGGCTCGCTTCCAACATTTGCCGATGGTGGTGACATTCAAAATGCACCCCCTCCCGTCCCTGGTTTAGCCGTTCCTAGAATCGGCGGCGGTGCTCCTATTCCTTATTTGCCTCTTGGCATGGGTGCGGGCCATTCCGGACTACTTACTGGTGGTCTCAATATGCAGACACCCATGATGAGACCGCAGACTGATACGCTTGGAAACCAAGCATCCCAAGCCCTAAAGATGGCTTCGTCTCTGCCAAATTTATTTGGATCAAATAGTTCTGGTTATGGCGATATGGCAGAAGGTGGCGCAGTCAATCCCTACGACTTTGGCCAGCACTTTGCCGATGGTGGTTCAGATGATTCTCCAGCATCATTCGATGACCGCTTTTTTGCCGCTGGAGATGCCCCTCCGGTAGAAGCAATGGGAGCAGACCCGTCTGCTGTTCTTGGCAATGCCATGCAAGGTGCCATCCCCGCACCGCAAGCAAGACCTAATGTTGGGGGCTTTACCAATCCGGAACAGGGAACGGTTCAGAGCGCCTTTTCCACTCCGATTAAGGAAGCTGGAGGCTCTCCTAATCTCCTCGGCGGTATATTCATGAATGTACCGGACGAGAGCGGTTGGAATTCAAGCTTAAGACACCCGGACCAACCTAAATTTGGTGGCGAGGCTCATTACGCCCACGGACTGCTTCAGGAAGGTGGAGATGAGTGGAATAACTATCAAAGTTGGATGAAACAAAACGCACCAAATGGTAATTGGCGCGATCCCGCCCTTCAGGGACAATTTACTGCGTGGAATCTGAAGAACAATTATCCTGATCTCTGGGACAAAATGAATAATGCCAAAACGCCGGGAGAGGCGGCGGCTCAGTTTGTGAAAGGATATCTAAAACCGGCACAGCAATTCCAAGTGGCCCGCGCCAATAAGTATCTTGGTTCTGACGGTGATGAGACATTACCGAGTGGTGCAACTCCTGTTAGCTATTCTGGTAATACTCGCTACGCGCAAAATGATACCGGCACGATGTCTGATGCCAATCCATATCAAATGCCGCAAGGTCAGCAACCCTATCCTGATGCTCTAAAGCGCGATTGGGGCCAGAACCTCGCCCGTTCTCCTTGGATGTCCCTTGTTAGGGCCGGAGCAGCAATGGCTTCAACTACTGGACCTGTAGGAACAGCAATTGCCCACGGCATGGCTGCCGGTGCTGGAGAGTTGGATACACAACGTAAGAGCTTGCAAACTGAGGAAGGCGTCAATCTAAAAGCTCAGCAGCTTTATCAGCAAGCCAAGCAGCATCTCGATCAATATACCAGAATGACGCCGTATCAGGCTCAGGAGGCAGCAAAGCCAGTTATTGTAGCCCAGACCGTTGATGCCTATGGTCGCACCCATGCAACTTACGGGCAGAGACAGCCGGATGGAACCTTTGTTGATCCGATCACTCAAAAACCTATCGATCAGAAAACCATCAGCGGACAAACTTCCGGTCCCGATCCGACAACCTTATCCGGAGACGAATACCTAAAGACCTTGCCTCCCGGTCTAGCTAACACAGTCAAGCAAATAGCCAATGGCGATGTTGGAATTAACAATGTCGGATATCGGGATAGAACAGCCGTCCTAGGTGCAGTCTCTCAATACGATCCTTCATTCAATACCTACACAGCACCAATGAGAGCGCAGGCTGCAAAGAACTACACGGGCAGCGGTGTGGAGGCCAGAAACTTTACCTCAAACGATATGGCAATCAAACATATCGGCACGGGGCTCTCCAACATTGAGGCTCTGCATAACTCTACCTATCCAATGTACAACGCCATCGCCAATCCTCTCGCTAGGAATGTTGGAAACACACAAGTTCAATCCGCATTGACTGGTCTCAAGACAGACATTGATGCGGTAGGCAGCGAGTTGATGAGATCGTTCCGTGGTTCTGGTAGCGCGAGTGAAAGAGAAGCCACTGAATGGAGAAGCAACTTTCCCATTAATGGTTCCCCTGTAGAGCAGCGCAGAGCCTTCCAAGAAGCCGCTAATCTACTTGCCGGTCGTATCACCGCAGCGGGCCACCGCTATAATGATGCGATGGGACCTATGCACTCTCGCGATCCTCTTTCATGGTTGAGTCCTGAAGGACGAGCGATCATCAACTACACCACCAACCAGCTTGACCCGCAGAAACCTATACCTCCTAATTTCAAGCAACTTGGTTCTCAGAGTCAGGGGAATGCGCCATCACAAGCTCAGCCATCTCAGTCTGATATTGATTATGTTCGCGCTCATCCGGAAGTTAAAGATAAATTCATACAGCGATTTGGCCGGGAGCCGTAAATGGCAGACGCTCCTGATTGGGCTGTTGATAAACCAAGTGCTGTACCTGATTGGGCGTCTGATACTTCGCCTGCTCCAGAACAGGAAACAGGCGTATGGCCAAAGATAAAGGCGGCTGGGAGTGCCGCTCTGTCTGCTGCACAGAGAGAATTCAATCCGTTCTCCGAAGAATCCCAGCAAGCACAAAAACAATATATGCAGGATATATCTGCTGCTGGTCCTCTTAATATCATGCCGCAGATCAGAAGGGTTGGACAGGTAGGCTCTGATATTGGGACCATAGCCTCTGCCCCAGGTGCAGCACTTATGGCTGCCCCGGCTACCGGCATTGAAAAAGGATGGAATGCTCTTGCACCTAGCTTTACACCGGAAGAAACTCAGAAGCTCGCACAGGCTGGTGTCAAGCCATCAACTGGTGAAGATGTTGCCAATCTTGCACTCCAAGGGCTTGCACCGGGGCGCGGTGGCCTGAGGGCTCCTGCTATTGCTCCACCACCTCCTCCTCCAACGGGTCCTCTCGGAGTTCTTCTTTCCGAAGGGCAGAAGACGGGCGAACTTCCTCTAATCAGGAAAGAACAAGCGGCTTTACGAGGTCAATTAGGCCCTCAAGCAGAGGCTCATGCAGAAGACTTTGCCACACAGCAAAAACAACAGGTCGATGCCGCTAGGCAATCAATTACATCTGGCTTTGACCAGTTTGGCCAGCAGATAGCTCAAGGCCCGCAAGAAAGCGGAGCCATAATTTCTGATTCTCTCAAAAGATCAGCAGCCGCCGCCAAGGCTGGCGTAAATAACCAATTTGCTGCGTCTCGATCTTATCCAGGAGAAATCCATGCCTCTGCCTTTGAAGGTGTTGGAAACGCTATAAAGAATGATTTATCCACAGCACCAGAACCAGTTATTATTGATGATGTTTTGACACCATATGCTTCTAGAGCAATCAAAGACATCGAAAACAATGTTGCCAATCTCAATATTCAGAATCGCGCCGATCCGTTTGGCCAGCCCAACCAAGAGAACATTGTTGGAGTTAATCTGACTGGCGTGGATCAGTGGCGCAAGAGACTATCAGCATTCAGAAACCAAGCCTACCAGAGCGGTAATGCCGCTGATGGAAGGGCGACACAAGAAGTTCTGAACTCATTTGACGATCATGTAGACCGCGCCGTTAATTCTGGATTGTTCAACGGTGATCCTCGCGCTCTTAGCGCATGGAATGACGCTAGAGCATCATATTCTGATTATAGAAAGACTTTCACCGCAAATAAGAATGACCCTATCGGTCGCGTCGTAGAGAAGATAATTGGAAAGGGGAGCAATCCCTCAGCCATACCGAACGATGTCGCTGATTATATGTACGGCTCGACTGGAGTTAATCCTAACACTCTGAATGTCGGAGTTGCCAATAGAATAAAGACGATCATGGGCCCACAGTCCCCCGAATGGACTGCTGTTAAACAAGGACTGTTTTCTAGAGTTACCGCACCTGCTCCCGGTGTGACGGAGTGGGGTCCGGGAAAGATAGCCCAGAATCTCAATAGATTTCTGAATGGTGACGGAAAAGAGATGTCCCAAACCATCTTTAACCCACAGGAAAGGCAGACGCTGCAAAGTTTTGCCGACCTGCAACGGCAGCTTGAAGTACCACCTACCGGAGCCAACAGGTCTGAAACATCAACCTTCATGGCGTCCATGTTTCATAGGCTTGGTGGTTGGTTGGGGATGGTTGTAGGGGCTTCCCTTGCTCGGGCTGCTCTGCCAATTCTACCGTTCGGTGTCAGTGAAGGCATTGGCGCTGGTGCTGCTATCGGTGCTCAAAAGATTGCCAACCGGATTAATGCAGCGGGTGTTGCCAAGCAGATGCCCATGATGGCCGATGTCCTCAAGAAGTGGAATAAAGCAAATGCCGCTTATAACAAGGCGGCATCGCCACCATCGCAGGCCGCTCTGGCTTTAGCCACGGCCAATCTTATGAGGTTATACCGGGCGGTTGGCATTGACTTGAGTGGAATGCAGATGCCATCGATAGGCGCAGCCCAACAGGATCAACAGCAGATTCCAGGGCCACCAAGCCAGCAGAATCGCGGTGGTCGCATAAACCAGAAAGACAATTTTCATCACAAGGTAAACTAGCACATAAGATGACTGATACAGCAGCCCTCATTGTCAAGAATGCCGCACGATGGAAACAGGCAAAGCTGACACGCTCTGACTTTGGGCCGACCGCTCGTAAACTATGTCTCGCCAAGTCCAGATATCAGGCCGTCTCTGCCAAGACTGGAGTACCGTGGTTTATCATAGCCGTCATCCACGAACGGGAAGCCTCTCAGAACTGGAATACGCAACTAGGGCAGGGCGACCCTCTCGATAGGGTTTCCACTCATATTCCTACAGGTCGCGGGCCATTCAAGTCTTGGGAGGACGGGGCCTATGATGCACTGGAGAATTGTGGCCCCTATGCCAGTCGGTGGCATGACTGGTCTGCCGGTGGCTCTCTGACTCTGCTGGAAATGTATAACGGTCTAGGCTATGCCAATAAGGGGCTCCCGTCTCCCTATGTCTGGGCTGGGACCGATCAATACACCACGGGAAAGTATGTTGCCGATGGTGTGTTCGATCCCAATGCAGTCGATAGGCAACTTGGCTGTGCTGGCCTGCTTATGGCTATGCAGCAGACCGACTCATCCATCATTTTCACCGGCAAGACCGTTACCGTTCCAGCCAAGCATGTCGCCGCTGGCGGTGCCATTGCCGGAGGTGTTGTAGTGGCCCAACAGGCTCACGCTGCCGGTGCCTCGCCAGCCGTTATAGCCGCTATCGTTATCGGCGCAGTTGTTGTAGCTATCATCGCATGGCTCATTCTTCACAATAAAACATAGGAGATTGCTATGGATACTCTCGTTGTTGTCATCGTCGCCATCGTTGCGGTCGTTCTCGTCGGTGGGGGTTATTATCTCGCCACCCACCAGCATCAACTTGCCGTTGCAACTGCTACAGCCATTAACCGGGCCACCACCATCCCGAGCGGCGATGTAGCTGCAATTCACGCCAAGCTCGATGCCATTACAACGGCGGTCTCTGCTGCCCCCGTTACTCCGCCCCCTCCGGCTGCCTAGCCATGTGGGACAAATTCAAGAAGACGTTTGCCGATTCGGAAGTCATCTGGTGGGCGAGGATTCAGGTCGCTGTCGGAGCGGCATGGTATGCACTCTCACAGACCGATCTCTCACCACTCCTGAACGGCAAGTATTTAACGTGGTGGCTTATCCTGAATGGCTTTGTCACCGAGGTTCTACGGCGTAGACGCGCCGAGTACGACAAAGATGGGAATATAAAGTAATGTGGGGCTTTCTCCTCAATCTTATCGGGGGGCCAATCGTCAGCGGCATCATCTCTGCCTATAAGGCGAAGCTTGCCGCAACCAACACCACCGATGCCCAAGCTGCGGACTTAGCCAAGGCCGAGATACTCGGGGAGATACAGGACCGGCAGACCGAAGCCTCCATCATCAGGCAGGAACAGGGATGGTGGGTGACGGCGCTGCCACGGCCAATGCTTGCTTTCATATTCGTTATTTGGCTCGGCAAAGTTGTGGTATGGGATGGTTGTTTCGGATTGGGTTCAACCGATCCACTCGGACCAGAAGCAGATTGGGCTATGAGGATCGTTCTTACCGGCTACTTCGGCGGTCGCACGATTGAAAAAGTAGCCAGGATTTTCAAGCGTTAGGGGGGAATGAAATGCCGCGCCGCCGTCCGCGCCCTAGAACGCTGTACGGCAAGACCGTTGCAGCCATCAAACACAATCCGATCAAGGCGGCAACCGCCGTCCTTGTATTCTTCGGTGCAATCTACCCTGCCGTGAAAGGCATAGATTGGCTGAATGAAGCAACCGATACTTGGCAACTCGCAACCCACCCTTTTGTCTATTACCAGATCGGTGTTCTTGATAAGAAAGTAGGAGTAGTGGATGCAAAGGTTGGTGCGGTGGATGCCAAGGTTGGTTCTATCGGCTCGGAGAACCAAGGTATCTTGCGTGATGTCCAGATTGATATTGCCAACGGCAAACTGACGGCCAGCAACAACAATATCGCCAAGTGGCAATTCGAGCTAGGCAAGGCGACAACGCCTCTTGAGAAACAACTGATCGCTAAATCTCTACAGGATGAGCAAGATACCAAGTCAAGACTGGAATCTCAACTAAAGACGCTGAAGACGGTAAAGGGAAACCAATGACTCTGTTAAACCAAGGCAGGAACATAAAATGGGAATCGACGGTACGGTTATCGTCACGGCTATGGGGCTGTTTCTAACTTGGAGTGTTGCACTCATCAGTTCTGTGTTCTGGCTCTCCAATAAGTTCACTCAGCTAGAACGACAAATAAATGGTCACGTCACTGAGGACCAGTGGTCAACCGAGCATGATATTCTCAGAAAGCGCGTCATGTTCCTAGAAAGATGGGCACTTCGATTGAACGGGAGTGTCAAGATCAACTTCGCAGATGCTACAGACAAGGATTTGTTGGGATAAATGACTAAGGATGGATGCTCACATGGAGAATTGGTCACCCGCGAAACCGCGCTGGAGGCCAAACTCGCTGCATTTGAACAGCTTATGGACGAGCGCGATAAGCGCTATAATCAACGTGCAATAGCGCAAGATGAAGCCGTTAAGTCAGCACTCGCTACCTCCAAGGAAGCCGTTACCAAGGCAGAAATTGCTACCGAACGAAGATTTGAAGGGGTTAATGAATTCAGAAAAACGCTATCGGATCAAGATACTGATTTCTTATCACGAAAAGAATATGAAGCCACTTATACGAGTCTAAAAGACAAGATTGATGGAATTTCCAATAGAGTTTCAAGAATTGAAACGGAGGCGCAGACTAAGACAAGGGGCCTAGCTCTCATAGGATCAATAATTGTCGGCGTCGTCATGACAATCTCCTATGCCATCGGCATCGTAGTAGCCTTTAAGCATTAACTAAACAATCCTTACCCTGCCGTTCCTCGTTGAAAACTTCAAGGGCTTTATCTTGCTATTCAACCGATTGAGTGTTGTTCTCACTGTGGTTGGAGAACGATTGGGCTTGAAGAATTGCTTCTCGAACTCCTTCCTCTCTATTCCTTCCGGACCAGCTTCTATAACGGCATCGACAATCTTCTTATGACGCGGGACCATAAGGATGAATTCTATCTTACGGTTGATTGGGGCGCGACAGTACGGACAAAGCATCACCCCCCTCCCATCGTCATTCTGAACTCAGCCCGCTCATTGGCTTGAGAGCTTTGCCATTCTGAAAAGCCAATCCTGATTTCCTCAACCTTCACCTTTGCGAGATTGGCTTCCTTGCGAGCGGTAATACAGGAACGAACGTAGTCCTCCCAAAACGGACTAGCCTTTACGGTTTGTTCGGCTCTATTCACGGGCAGCTCGCCCAACTCAGTTTGCTTCTGAGCCATGACGACACTTTTCATGTCTTCGAGCAATGACGCAGCGGCTTCCGCGTCACACCACGTTTCCCCAGCGACTCTATATTTATCGGCCCAGGACATATTATCCATTACCGATCTCCTGGGAAGTCGGGGATGATGTCTCCGTCCATATCGTCTAGCGGCGGACGACTAGACTCCACTCGGCTTTTCCACGCCTGCCTCCACGCGGTTCTAGCCGCACGAATGGCATGTTCCATAGCCGCAGCATCTCCTACCGGAATCTTCTCAATCCACGGCTTAACAAGAGCAAGAATGGCAATCTGCTCGGACTTCTTATCGTCGGCCTGAGTATAGGTTGCGGCAGCGGCTTGTGCCTGTTGCGGTGAGGCAGTCGAGAGAGGCTTGGCGCTGTCAATGACGTTGAAGGTCTGATTGTTGAATTGATTGGTCTTGAAAGTGATTTCGTAGGTGCTACCTACAGAGTAGTTGGGAATCTTATCGGCCCATACCTTCCATCTCGCACCCTTCGTATCGTGGATGGTTCCCTGCTTGCGATTAGGGGCAGGTGGCTCAACCTTGGCTACCGTGATTTGCTCTGGCATTATAGTTTCCTTTCAGTTTCAGAGATTACGCCTGGAGGCAGTTGATTACGCAGCGACCGATACGATCTTGCTGCCTTGATGATTGCCTCATGAATTCCTTCATTGTCAGCCATAGCCGTAACAGCCTTGACGGCATCCTTAACTATCAGAGTTTCCTTATTCCTGTTGCTAATAGCCCTCCCGAACCCACCGGCTATCTTTACCTTGGTTTCCCGTTCCGCGAGCGCCGCCTGCCTTTCGGCACGCTTGTAATCATTAAATGCTTTGTCAGCGTCCTCAATTGCCGCAGCGACATCGACGCCAAGTTCGCCAGAAGAAATGTTGGCAATCCGTTCCTGTTCCACTCGCTCAGCTTCCCTAGCAGCAAGCTCAGCAGCCTCAGCTTTTCGTCTTGCCTCCTCCGCAATCCTTTGTCTCTTTTCTTCCTCTTGCCGGATGAACGCTGAGACTCGGTTTTTGAGTTCATTGAGCACTCGCTCTAAAAGAGTTCGGGGACTTCGGTAGACATCATTAATTCTTTGGACTTCCGCGTTTAACGGACGGACAAGTTTCTCTCGCTCATCCTCTAGGTCGGCTATGCAGAGTTTGGCGCGGTCGAGATAGACCTTGCTCTCTCTCGCTTCTTCATCAGTCGCTATGATCGGGTGCTCAGCCATCCAGCTAGAGAGATCGCGCATGACCTCTCCGGCTGTGACCGACATTGACGGGGGTAGGTTTCCACCAATCTCATACCTTTCAGTCATTGAGGCTTGCTCTGAAAGATATTCTGGAACCAATATTTTTCTCCTGTGGCGTCATCAATCCAAATATCTCCGTCAATACCGTCAATTTCCTTCTTCTCACTCCATCTGTATTTTGGCTTGCGAGGCAAATCGGTCAGGTCTTCATTGAAATAGAATCTATCTTTTATGGTCATTTTTCTCATCCTTAACAAACTCTATTGTTATGGAATCATCCGATTCATCAATCCACCAAGCCTTTTCATTATCTCTGCAATACCACGCTGTTTTGCCGTCAGTGGTTGGACAAGCCACCACGTATCGGTCATCTCGCGGAAATCCAGGAAAATTCTTATAGATGCCACTTTCTACTGCATCCCTAAGAGAACCGGGGGCTATCCATCGATATTTGGCTCTCTGATATTTGATAACGCCTTCCAATAATAATGGATGAGATTTTGCCTCAATCCCCACCAATCCAAGCAACGGCAGAGAGCCAAGAAACTTAAAGAGATTGCGTCGATTCATCTTCTTTCTCCTTCGGTGGTTCCGGTAATGGCATCCAATGTGTTGGAACAGGATCAGCCCCGACCGTAAACCATCCGTCTACCATCCAATATTTTCTTTCGCGGATAACTTTTCCATACTCAACATCGCCTGTATCGCGAAACTGGCCAATGTTTATTTTCCTATTGCAATCAGGAAGGAAAAGGAGAACTACTGTCCCATCCTTTGGCGCACTCTCTATCGGTTTCCATTGGTCACTAATATTTATCTTAAACTGCTTATCACCTATATAAATATTAAGAGCATCCATGTGCCGAATGAGATCATGCTTTAAGTTGGCAATCTCTTGCTTTAGAAGCTGTACTTCTGGGCTCACAACCATTCCACCCATTCCATAATACCCACCCAAGTTCATCTTTATTTCTCCCTAAGCGGCATTTCTCATATAGAGATTCTGCAAGTCGGTTTCTGTTAGCTGCTTACCAACCTTCTCTGAAGCCTTGATGTTTTTACCGATTGATGCAAACCAACCACCGAACTTGATACATTCCGCCCCTGTGCAGTCTCGTAGTTGCTTGCCATTTGGCATCGGTAAACTCATCAGGATAACGTGAGTTTTTTCCATGATGATTTTCTTAGCGACGATTTTGCGCTTGAACTTGGTTTCTCGCGTCGAGCCTTGACGCTTCCTCATAACTGTTACGGAGTGCCCGATGACAGGAGGCTTACCAGGAATCTCAGTGATGATTTCCTTCACCTCCGGCTCATAGCGAAACCAATTGGCATTGAACCAGTTGTCAAATAGAAGCCGGAATATTCCTTGAGAGTCCCTAATCTGCTCCCACAACTGTTCCTTAGCTGACGCTTCAGATACAGAAGCATCATCAACGATGATCTGCTTGAGTAGATCATGGATTGATTCGTAAGTGTCATGCCTCATGTGATATCTCCTGCTTGATTTTATCAAGAAGATTAAGCTCTTCGCATAAAGAAAGAGCCATCCTTGCTATTTTGTATCTCGTGCTATCCATATTTCGTATTCTGATTCTGTTTTTTCTGCGTCGTTCACGAGCTAAGAATCTAATTCTTGGTGCATTTTTTTCTGCCCATATTTGTCTAACCATTCGATGGTGTTCTGGCTTTTCTTTTCTTCGCTTGCGCGCCGCATCACGTCCACGCCTACGAAACTCCTCTGGGTTTTTTGCATAATATTCTCGTGCGCGCTGTCGTTCTCGCTCTGCGTTTTTTTGTCTCCATATCTTCTGTCGGTCGTTTATTTCTTTCTTATGTTTTGCTTTATATCTTTTCCAATACTCGCGAACGAGACATGGGTTTTTTGCTCTCCACTTACACTTTACCTCGTTTTTATGGTCTCTTAGTCTGTCTTTATTTTTATGATACCGCGCACGGGACAATTCATTAATGCGGGTCCTATTTTTATCTCGATGTTTATAATATCGCTTCCGGTCATCAGTACGGCATTGTTCTAAATGATTTGCTCGCCATAAACGAGATGCCTCACACGCTCTCTTGCGGTGCTCAAAAATTGTTTCGTCTTTTCTTTTGGATGTCATTTGATTGTCTCTTATTGCAAGCCAAGCTGCTGACACAGCTCTAGCGCAAGCAGTAGTTTTTTCTGTCTGAGTCGCTGAAGATTAGCTACTTTGTGTCTATTATTTTGATATCTAGTTCTTTCTTTTTCTCTTCTCATATGTTTCGAGCAT